CCAGTCTAAGACCGGTTTGGACCAAGAATACTGCCAGCGAACAACTCTAACGAATTTCTTTGCACTACGTTTCGGTGAGATGACAGGAGGAAGGGGAGGACGTCCTTTACGTCGTAAGGTCTTCACAAGTGGGCCAGGAGTAACATCAAAAGAATTTGACAAATCCCAAACAGGATGAGCCAAAAACTCGAGAGATACCCCTGTCCATTGAAGAACCCTCTCCCGTTCTGACTCTGTGTGCGCCTGGTCGACGATGGAGAAAAGATCTTCCCTAGGAGGATCTGCCACGACGACTTCGCAGGAACGAGAAACTCCGGTAATGACGGGCGGAACGGGATCAGATCCCCTCCACCGTCGAAACCAGGTCTTTTTCATTAACCCGGTAAAGACATATCGAGGTATGTTAGCCACGCAAAAGTCCCGAAGGACGATTTCGTGTCTGGCAAAAACTGAGATAGCATACTGGCGTACACTATGTTTCATTTTCTTCACACCTTTCCAAACTTCACCGAGAAGGTCCACACAGTCATTACGGAAAGGACGGAGAAAAGAGAGACAATGCCTCGGAACGAGACGAGAAGAGGGCACATGGAAAGGCTGACTGTTCAGGTCGAGCCACGTGTCAGAAAAGCCAGTCTTCTGGCGATTAACTACAAGTCCAAAGGTAGAAGTGACTTCTTCCCACAAGGAGAAGAATTTACGGTTACCATTGAACATGCAGTCATCGCCGTTGAAACGGCCTACCCTCCTAACGCCAGAACCGAAGGTTATGTCGCAGCAGATGTCGTAAGAAACCTTGTTGATAAGGCACAAGATAGGGAAACTCAAGAGATTCCCCATCATTTGCTTCCTAGTCAACGTATAGCGTGTCTTGCGGCTTTTAGACCACAAATGAAGGTCCCCCACTGCTGCCAACATTATACCTCTCTCTTCCTCAGTAAGAAATGGACTCTCAGCCAACACACTAGTTATAGCCTCAGTTACCCAAGGCAAAACATTGTCAGTGGCAGCCGTGTAGTCGCCAGAGATAAAGGACTCTCCGGGCTTACGGTCGTCGACAATCGACTGAAAATCTTCCTTCTTAACGTCCCCCCTTACACACCAACCAAAACTGGTCAAATGATCGTAGAGTGCATCGTGAACAGGGGCTAAAACCCTCTTGACACGTGCACTCTGCATCGTGACTACCCTGAGTTTCCCTTTTGTCTTGGCTACGCCTAATCTTAGCTCGGAAATGTCGCCGTAGCGACCCTTTCCGACAGATATGGTACCACCAAGATAAGAGGTCTGCTCCAAGCAGCCGTTCTGGTCAGTGTATCCCCCCCCCCAATCTTCACCTTCTCCTTTCACTAATTGTCGGCTCCTGGTGAGCCTCTCCCCCCAACCTGCGACCAGTTCGCGAACACGCTCCCTAAGGGTCCACTCAGGAGAGTAGGCCCAAGAACGATTAACGGCTGGTACAGGTCGAGTGGAGGCCTTAAGCCAGTTTGCTCTTGCAATCTGTGCTGCGGTCTTGTCACACTTAGAACAAGCCACGTCGAAGATCCTAACGCAAGATTTAAGAGCAATCTTGCATTCCCTTCTACGAAACTCACCCAAGTCATGCCCCGCAGAGGCACAAATCTCGTCAAATGATGCCCGGGCAGCAGAGCAATTCGTACCCCAACTTGTGGGTCGTGGAATAATGAGGTCAAACTCAAGTTCCACTAGACGAATCGCTCTGCTCAAGGCTTTCGCGATGGACCCTACTGTTGAACAGTGGGCTGACGCGGATGCAGATGCATCGACCATTAAGACCGTTAGAGGTCGCCTTTTCTTTGATAGAGAAGGTAACTAGGCTCACTCGATGGGTCAGTTAGGTCAAGGGATATTGTC